TCAGCGACCCGACGTCCCCATCCCTTGCCGAAGGTTTTCCAGATCTTAAGCGACTGCATGAAGGAAAGGCGAGCGCGGCAGATTTTCTTAACCGTCTCGCTGTGGTCATTGCCACCGGCGGAGGCGAGGAGCCATTTCCGCCCACGGGAAACTCCGGAATTGACTGAAGCATCGTAGACAGCCAGGTCAACGCCGGGGAACAGCTTGTCGGCACCGCAAGCGAGCCAGAACTCGCTGCGATAGAACTTGAGCGCCTGCGCCATGGTGATGTTACGCACCGGCGTCCGCTTCATTGCCATTTTGTCTTGATATTCGTGCCAGCGGGTTTCGGTGATGCCGTACATCGTCTTGCCGCCGGGATCGTCGGGATGGTCACTCCATCCTCCCCCCCATTTGCCGGTCACGGCTTGGCAAATCTCGAATCTGTCAGTCATGGGTGAGCTCCGAAATCAGGGGCCGCACTCATGCGCTAGCGATGTGTTTCAATATCATGCGCCAGTTGTTGCAACAATCCGCCAAATCCAGTATTTAGAGAGCAGATGCGCATGAGTGCTGTTTGATCCTGAACCGGAGACATCACTCATGACCAAGACTGTGGTTGCCTTTGGCGATCCGAAAGCGCAGAAAAAGTGGTCTGGCGCGCTCTTCATCGACATCACCAAGAAAAGCTATTTCGACAAGAAGTTCATCGGCACTTCTGACGAATATGCGATCCAGCGTCTGACCGACCTCGAGTCGGAAGCAGGCGACACCATCACCTTCGATTTGTCGGTGCAGCTCCGCAACCGCCCGACCTATGGCGACAACCGCCTCGAGGGCAAGGAAGAGAGCCTTCGCTTCTTCTCCGACCAGATCAAGATTGACCAGATGCGTCACGGCGTTTCCGCCGGCGGTAAAATGAGCCGCAAGCGCACTGCCCATAACATGCGCCAGGTCGGCAAGAACCGCCTCTCCGACTATTGGGCGAAATTCAACGACCAGATGATCTTCATCTACATGTCCGGCGCACGCGGCATCAATGAAGACTTCATCGAAACCACGGCATGGGCTGGCCACGCGGAGAACCCGATCGAAGCCCCCGACGCTGATCATATTCTCTACGGCGGCGACGCGACGTCCAAAATCACCATTGATACAGCGGACATCATGTCCCGCGGCGTGATCGAACGCGCACAGACCAAGGCCCGCATGATGTCGGCCAAGGACCCCAAGAACGCCAACATGATGCCGATCATGATCAACGGCGAAGCGCACTACGTCTGCGTCATGAACCCGTTCCAGGAACACGACCTGCGTAACAAGGATCAGGGCGGCTGGCTGGAAATCCAGAAAGCGGCAGCGACCGCCGAAGGCCGTAGCAACCCTATCTTCAAGGGCGGCCTGGGCATGATCAACAACACGGTCCTGCATAGCCACGAATGGGCTATCCGTTTCGCCGACTATGGCGCCGGTGCAGACGTCGCCGCAGGCCGCGCCCTGTTCATGGGACGTCAGGGCGGCGTGATCGCCTTCGGTTCGGCTGGCGGCTTCCGCTACACTTGGACGGAAGAGACCAAGGACCATGGCAATGAGCCTGTGGTTGCTTCCGGTGTGATCGCTGGCGTCAAGAAGACGCGCTTCAACAACCGCGACTATGGCGTGATTTCGATCGACACCGCATCGAAAGACCCCAACGCCTGATGACCTGCCCGGGGCTCGCCCCGGGCTTTTCCAGCTTCGCCATCGCGACCAGAACTCCAAAGGAACACGCTCATGACGCTCATTCTGAGCAAATACGCCAAAGGGACCGAACCCCTTTCCTACCCGTCCACGGCTGGCGAAGCTGTTGCCATCCGTTTCTCGCACCAGCTCACCGCTGCCCCGGTTGCTGGTGATATCCTCGAGCTTGGCTGCATCCCGTCCAACTGCCGCGTCGCCGAAATCATCCTCGACATGGATGACCTCGACAGCAACGGCGCTCCCGCCGTTCTTTTCGACGTCGGCATCATGAGCGCGGCATTTGGCCTTGAAGACAACGCCCGCACCTGCGGCGCTGAATTCTTCTCCGGCTCCAATCTGGCTCAGGCAGGCGGTGTCGCGCGTCCGACGCTCAAGACTGCTTACCGCACAACGCAGTCGAGCATCGATCGCGGCATCGGCGTGAAATTCACCACGGCGGCAGCAACCTTCCAAGCCGGCGTGATCGGTCTCACCGTCTTCCTCACCAGCGAGTAAGCCCCTCAAGGCTGGCTACGACAAGGGGCTGCCAAGCCCCTTTTTCTTTCAAGGAGTGGATTATGAAGACTGTCATTGAATGCACGCTGGGTGCGACGGAACAGACGATCGGTGGCATCACCTATAGCTTCGACCGGGACGCCCATGGCCGTTTCGTCAACGAGGTGAACAGCGTCCTGCATCGCTCGCTCTTCCTCAACGTCCAGCATTACCGCGAAGTGCCTCTCGATCCGCCGCCGCCCGACGACGAAATCCCCGCATTCCTGTCAGGTCAAAGCGGAGCCGGCGAAGGCGGCGACGATGCGGGCGACGAGGACGGTTCCAACTCCGGAGACGAAACCAATGCCGTCAATGGCGACGAACAGTCGAGCGACGAGCAAGGCACCGGCGAAGAAAACGCATCCGGTCCGGCTGCTGCTGCTCAGGGAGACGGCGAAACGGACAAGCAGCCCGAGCAGGCGCCCGTAGCCACCCCCGCCAAGAAGGCCACCAACAAGAGCAAGTAAGCCATGCCGAAGGCAAGTGAAGTGATGAAGCGTGCCAGCGTCCTACTGTTGGACGAAGACAACGTTCGCTGGCCGCTTTCCGAGCTTGCCGACTGCATCAATGACGCTGTCAAGGCTATCGTGCTTGCCAAACCCTCGGCATCGGCAAAGACGGCTCAGTTCCCGCTCGAGCAGGGCACCTATCAGAAGATCCCCGAAACGCTCGACAGCGTCACCCCGCTCCAGCTCCTTGGCGTCAACCACAACATCATCGATACCGTAAAGAACCACGGCGGTAGGGCGATCCGCACCGCTGCACGCGCCATGCTCGATTCCCACGAACCGAATTGGCGCAATCCCGCCTACGCGCCCTTTACCAAGGAAGTGCGCCAGGTCGCGTTCGACGAAAACGTGCCGCTCGAATTCGAGTGCTATCCCGGCAACAACGGTAGCGGCGTCGTGCAGATCGCGATCTCTTACTTGCCTGCCAAAGTCACGCCCCTACCGAACAAGGACGTCGAGACGCTCGAGGCGTGGGACGTTGAGATCGGCATTCCCGAACCCTACACCGTGCCGCTGATCGACTACACGCTGTTCAAGGCCTTTTCCAAGGATGACATTGCTGGCGATCCGACCAAGGCCATGACGCACTACCAGACCTTCGCCACCGCCCTTGGTATCAAGGTGCAGGGCGAGGCCGCGTCCAATCCGAATAGGAGGCGGTGATGCGCGACATCGACGACATGCTGCCCCATGTCCTGCCCTATGCCCCGAACTGCGCCGATCTGACCGCATACCGCTGCATCCGTGAGGCTGCGCGCGAGGTGTGCGACAAGGCGGACATCTGGCGGGAGAAGGACACGATCGTCATCACCGATGTAGACGGCGAGTGCCTTTCCACGTTTGGTGACGCAGAAGTGAAAAAAATACAGGCCGCGACGCTCGATGGCGCGCCGCTCACCTCACAGTCGCCGGAATGGCTCGATGCCAATTATCCGGGCTGGGACAGCGACAATGAAAACGAAGCGCCGGCGCGTTTCATCACGCAAATCACGCCTGGCAAAATCATGGTCTCGCCGCGGGCAACTGGCACCCTGTCCGTTCGCCTCGTCCTGAAACCGTCGCTCCGGGCGATGACGCTGCCCGACTTCATGCTCGACAAGTACGCGACAGAGATTGGCAAGGGCGCGGCAGGCAAGGCGCTCATGCTGCCGAACGACGACGGCGGGGCGAACCCAGCGATGGCGACCGCCCTACTCACCGAATTCAATCAATTCCTCGACCAGTTGCCCATGATCGTCGCGAAGGGGCAGCAGGCCGCGCGCCCAAGAACGAAAGCGAGCTTTTACTGATGCCAGCAAGCACCTATGCGGCGAACGCCCTCCTGAACCTCTTCCTACGCGGCGTCGCCCTCGCAGCTCCGGCACGTCTTTACGTCTCGCTGCACACCGCCAATCCCGGGAACACCGGCACGTCGGAGGCGACATTGGCGGCGTGGCCCGCCTATGTCCGCCAAGACGCCGCACAGGGAGGAGCTGTAGCTACCGGCTTTGCGGCCGCGGCTAATAAGGCAACCGAGAACTTGCTGGAGCTACTTTACCCGCCTCACAACGGTGCGGCACCCATTACGATTACCCACTTCGCAATTTGGACCGCCGCCACAGGCGGAAACATGATCTTTCAAGGAGCGCTCACCGCGCCGAAAACGCTGAACCCGACCGATGAGTGCATCATTCATGACGGCGACCTCGATATAACGGTGGATTGATGGAAAGCCGTGGTGCGTTCAATGGAGCTGAAGTACACGCCTTCCCGGTTAACGAGGGTAACTTTGTCGTGGATGCTGCGGGCCTAGCGCCAGCCAGCGTTGCCACAACACTTTCGCTTGCGCGGCGCGTTGCCGCCCTTTGTGCGGCAACCGTTTCGGCGTCCAGCGCTTCTTTGCTGACCGCGCGCAGGAGCGTCATGGCGGCGGCACAGATCAGTGCATCGGGGACCGCATTCCTTGCCAGGCGCGTGGCGTCGCAGGCGTCCATTTCCATCAAGGCCAGCGCAGCGACCAAACTTGTCCGGCGTGTCACTGCGTCGTCGGCGACCACGATTGCTGTGACCGGTTCGGCATTACTGGCTTGGCGGTATCTTCATCGCGCTTCTATCAATCGCATCATGGGGACCCAGCCAGTGCGGGCATTTGTAGTCGCTCCCGAGCTGCGCAGGTTTATCGTTCCGCGCGATTCCTCGGTGATGGGCCTGCCTCGTGAACGAGGAGTGATGCCATGACCGACGTAATGGTCAAAAAGCCCGCTGATACCCTCGACTACGA